CCGCCGGATCGCCGTAGCGGCCGCAGACCTCGTCGAAATGCGCCTGGCTGTAGGGCTGGTCCTCGCGCAACGCCGGGTTCGGACCGCCGATGAACACCGCGAAATCGCGGCATTCCTTCCAGGTGCGGGGCCGCAGCGTGTCGATCTCCAGCCCCTCGACCGCCAGATCGCCGGCCTCGAGATCGATGAAGAGCGTGGTCGAGGCATTCAGCGTCCAGAGCAGCGACGTCTTGCCGATGCCCGACCGGCCGAAGATGACACCCTTGATCCCCTTGCGCTGCGCGAGGCGCTCGTCGGCACCGATGATGGGAAGGGCCATCACTTGCCTCCCGTCTCGGCGATCAGCGCGTCGATCGCGATGTCCGAGCCGAGCGCACCGGCCTTGCGCGCCTCGTCGTGAACGGTGCGCAGCGCATCGATCTCGCGATAGAGCGCGGATGCCCGCTCGTTCAGGCCGAGGAGAGCGAAGGCCAGATCGTCGACCGTCGCGGTCTCGAACGGCTTGACGGTTTCATCGCGGCGGTTGCCAAGGGCGGGGATCCGGACGGCCTCGGGCAGCTTGTCGAGGCCGTAATGGCGTTCGCGCAGCCGACTCAGCTTGCTCTGGGCGGTCATTTCGTCACCTCGTCGTTCAGGGAGAAGCGGAAGCGCAGCTTGCCGGTCCGGACCGTGCGCGCGCCCTCGAAGGCCGTGCGGATATGCGCGGGCCAGGCGGAATACTTGCGCTCGGCAACATCGAAGGAGATGTCGACGTACTCGGCGGGGTCCCCGCCATCAGCCTTGATGCGCTCGGCGAGCGCCGCGAGCTTCGTCTGGTCCCAATCGACGCGCTTGGGCAGGTCGGCGATGACGGTCACCGCGCCGTCCTCGAAGCGGATCGTGCCGGTATCCTTGCCCTCGGCCCGGCGCGCTTCCGTCGCCCGGTCGCCGTACTTCAGAGCGATGGCTCCATCGAGCCAGTCGCAGAGGGTTTTCGCGGCGCGCAGCTGCCCGGCGGCATCGTGTTGCAAAGACGCGAGCTGTTCGGCCGACAACGCCACGATTTCGCGGATCTGCATGGTGCGCAGGTCGTCGAGCGTGAGGCGGTTGGGGATCATCGTCTCCGCCTCCCTCACGCCGACATCGGGCGCTGGGGCTCGGCTTCCGACCCGCGGACCTGTTCGGCCTCGAAGGCCTCGACGTCTTCGAGGCGGTAGATGACCCGTCCACCGAGTTTGATGAATTTCGGGCCTTCGCCCGTCCACCGCCAACGCTCCAGCGTGCGGTGGGAAATGTTCCAGCGAGCTGCCAGCTCGATCTGCGACAGGTGCCTGAGCGCCATCTGAACCTCCTTCGGGTTTGTTCGAAAACCTGCGGGAGTGAAGATCGCAGAGGGGCTGGTAGGGCTTCGGAAGGGCAGCGGTAGGGGAAACGGTAGGCGCCCCGGAAATGCGAAAGGCCGCCCTTCCGGACGACCTTACTCATGAAATCCAATGGCTTGGATCAGACCTCGATCCAGCAGTTCCCTTCCGATTGTCGGATGAACTTCTGCCAGTCGTCTCGCCCGCTGAACGCTTTCGACAGGCTGTTCGTCTTGTCCGAGAACCCGGCCTCCGCGAGTGTCACGGTGACACGCAGCACTGGTTTCCCCGCCCAGTAGGCGTCGAACAGCTGCTCGAGGAGCTTGCGATGCTTGTCGCCGCGAAATTCGAACGTCTCGTCTCTGAGCCAGACGGTACCGAAGTCGTCGGAATGGTCGATCGGGTATCGCCGTTGCGCCTGTTCCGGATAGACCCGCGCGGCAAGAACCCTCGGAGATATCGCCAACCGATCCGGGGTCTCCAACACGTCCTCGACCGCCACCAGGGCATGCCGTCGGTCCGGTGCCGCAGGCAGACGGTCACCGCGGGTCGAGGTGAGAATGATGCGCCTCTCGGTTGCCGGCCGACGACCCACAAGGACGCCGACCTGGGACCAGACGTGAGGATCGCCAAGGCGGCGGCCGAACCAGACGGGCACCGGCGTCCTGGCCCCGGCCATCCTGATCGAACCGATGTCCCAGAGATGGTCGGGGATCAGCGGGGTCATCTTCGCGGATCCTTGCCGCTCGAACGGCATGAGCATTGCAGCGAACATGCGAGCATGATCGACCTGATAGGCAGAGATCGCGTTTTCCTCGATTTCGATCCAGCGCCCCACGCTGTTGAGATATCCGAACGCCTTGCGCTCGGGCGACCAGACTGCGGGGATTGGTTCGTCTTCGTGGGCATCCATCGCCGCGACGACGAGAACCTGTCCGTGCGCCGCCAGCAGACTGGAAGCGAGCAGTGCTTCTGCCGCTCGCGGAAAGTACTCGGTGAGCGTGGCGCCCGCGATCTGTGTGCCGCGAGCTTCCAGCAGTTTGAACAGCAGGTTGATGGCGGCCTTATTCAACGAGGTCGCCGACATCGCTGTCATCCTTCAGGATACCCCACCGCCGCAGGTACTTCTCGCCGATCAGGCGCTCCTGCGGCGTCATGTCCTTGAGGTTGCAACCATGCGGCATGGTGACGGTGAGCGTCAGGGATTTGCCGCGACCACCGTCGGGTCCGGGCCGAAACTTGATGGTGAAACGTGCACGGGTGATCAGCCACTCCGGAGCCTCGCCGAGGAGCCCCGGTGCGTGCAAGCTCCCGGACCCGCCACCGAGATCCAGCCCGATCCGGTGGTTGGCCATCTCCCAGATCGTGCGTTCGGCGCCCGACATCGATTCCAGCGTGACGCGCTCCTTGGGATCGCCGAGATCCATGAAGCGCAGCTCCTTCACCGTGACGCCCTCGATCCCGTCTGCCGCGTCTGTCGGGAAATCGAACGGCTTCAACAGGACGCTCAGGTCGTACTCGCGAAGGGGGATGTGCTTCTCGGCAAAGTCGATACCGAGCAGATCCCGCGCCATGAACCGGGTCAGGTCCACCCGATCCTCGCGCGTGTTGGCGACGACCTCGATCACGCCCGTGGCCGCTTCGTAGGTCAGCGCCGCTTCGAAGACCGGCCGCACGATGCGCCTGGCGAGCTTGCTGTTGGCATCGAAGCCCAGCATGTCCTCGGGACGCCCCTCGCGATAGATCGCCACCTGAACGAGTTCGCACTCCTGGTCATCGAGGATGACACGGTGCCGGTCGAAGATGTCCACATGGACATTGGGAGTCTCGAACCGTTCCCGGATCGCCGTGGTGAAAGCCGCCACCGAGATGGGATCCTTCCGGACCGAGCGGCCCTTTTCGACCTCAAAGCCATTCCACGAGCGCCCGCGGCGGCGTTCATCGTTGTAGCGAACCTCCTCGGCGAGACGGAACCGGTCATTCTCCTTCAAGAAGACCCAGAGCGAACGGTTGTTCGCTCCCTCAAGCGTGTCGAACGTCGCCCGGTCGACCACTACATTCTGGAGCGCGGTCTGACCGGGCTCATTGGCCAATGCCGCGACGCGGCCCGCATCGAGGATGACGCGCTGGCGCTCATCCTCGTTCATGGCATCCACCGCCATGATCAAAGGCTCGACGACCTCCGCCTCGGGCTTCGTCCAATCGACGGGCGGCAGCGAGGTGAATGCGCATGCGGTGAAGTAGTCCTGCAGGCGAGTTACCGGGGTCTTGCGGAAGAAGGAGGCGATCGACGTCATGGGAGGCCCTTTCCTGGCCAGAGGAGGAGAGAATCGGTGCGCAGCGATACACTATCGTTCGATATATATCGAACATCACCGGCTGTCTACTTGCGCGAACCGTTTTTGTTCGGCATACCGAACGCGCCATTCCATCCATGAAGGCATGCAAGGAAGATCAGATGACCACGTCCCTCGGCGCCAAGATCAAGCGCCATCGGCAGGAAAAGGGCTACTCCCTCGACAAGCTCGCCGACCTGACGGACTCCAGCAAGAGCTACATATGGGAGCTCGAAAACCGCGACACACGAAAACCATCGGCCGAAAAGCTGACCCGCATCGCGCAGGCCCTGTCCGTCACCACCGACTATCTCCTCGATGACAGCGCCGAACCGGGTGACGAAGTGCTGAAGGAAGCCTTCTTTCGCAGGTTCAGCAAGCTGACCACCGAGGATCAGGAGAAGATCAGTCAGATGATCGATCTCTGGGGGAAGAAGGATTGAGCTTCCCGACGACCCCGCAAGGCTGGGCGATCCGCCTCACGCAATTGATCTCGGCCGTCCATCAGGCCCATGGCCTGCCGCGCTTCCCGATCGACGTGGCAACGGTCGCCAAGGACTTTTCGCGGCAGGTTTTCCCGGACGCACCGATCACCATGGTGGAGGGAACCGCGCTGTCGAAGGGCGTCGAGGGCATGTTGCTGCCACATCCGAACGGCTCGGGCGAATGGGGGATCGTCTACAATGACGCGATCAGGTCGCCCGGCCGGCGGAATTTCACGCTGGCCCATGAGCTTGGTCACTATCTGCTGCACCGCCACGCTCATCCCCGCGGACTTCAGTGCTCGAGCCGCAACATGGCCGACTGGAGCGCCGAGCGCGGTACCATCGAGGCGGAGGCCAACACCTTCGCGTCCTACCTTCTGATGCCGCTCGACGATTTCCGCGCACAGATCAGGGGGCGGGACGTCGACATCGATACCATGACCGAGCTTGCCGATCGCTATGCGGTATCGCTCACCGCCGCGATCCTCAAATGGCTCACCATCACCGACAAGCGCGCCATGATCGTCGTCAGCAAGGACGGCTTCATCGACTGGGCGTGGTCCAGCGGCCCGCTCATCCGGTCTCGGATCTACTACGCTGCCCGCCAGACCGTGATCGCATTGCCGGCCGGGTCGCTGGCGGCGCGGGAAGTCGATGCGGATACCGGGCGGCACGGTGTTCTGCACGCGCCAGGCGTATGGCTCG